TTTATTACCCCAATATTCCTTTTCTTCTTCACTTATATCATATAACTTCCAATTTAAACGAGGAATTTTCAAAGGTTTCATCAACGTATAATCTTCACACTTATCCATTATCTCATGGATTGTCTGAAATGCTTTCTGAAGTACTTCCTCACCCATTTCTTCAGCCATATATTCGTGAAGTTCTTCATCACTCATTAAATAAGTCGTCGCATAAAAGTCATCAACTTCTCTATCACCCTGTTGCGAGTTCAGAAACGCCTTATGAATCGGTCTATCCGCCTTCTTTTGATAATGAGCGTCATTTGTTATTATATATTTAATACCTAACTCATCACCTAATTCAACCAACTTATGATTAACAAAAATTTGGTCTTTATTATTTGATGGCTGCATTTCAAAATAGAAATCGTCTTTTCCAAAAATCTTCTGCATCTGTTGAATCCAAATGTAGATTTTGTCCATTGATGGCGCGCCAGTGTCTCTATTTCTCATCAGCTGAGTCGGTAAACATCCACCAAGACATGCTGTTGAACCAATTACATGACCTGGGTTTGCGCCTATAACGTCAATCAGGTCTTGATAATACGTTGGCACCCGGCGCATACGACGTGCGACATAACTTCTATTCCATGCACGAGTTGATATTTCTCTTATCTGTTCATGCCCTATTGCATCTTTTGCTAATAAAATAAAATGGAAGTATCTATCTACTTCTTTGTTATAATTCTGTCCGTTTAATCCATTTCTAACTAAATAAATCTCATTTCCGAGAATAAGTTTAAAGTTTGGATTATCCGCTTTTATTTTCCTATAATATTTTTCTGCCCGAATGTGACTTGCTATTGTGTCGTGTTCGGTAATTGCTACTCCTTCGTGACCAAGCTCAATTGCATAATCTATTAAACCCTCAACTGTGTTTATTGCATCGCGCAAACGAAAGTTGCTAAAGTCAGTATGGTTATGCAGAGAACATGGATACTTTAATTCTCCCATTCACATTTACCTCTCTTTACTTTTTCTATATATATTATAGCAGAATTTTGTTAATTTGTCAAATTAATGATAAGCATAATCACTCCAATCACAATTTAAACACCTATATTCATACTGAGGTGGATAGGAAGTAAATACTTCTGTCATATTTTTATATAACGGTTGTCCGCATTTAGGACATTTAATATTCTTCTTTTCCCATTGTATGTATCCAATAGTAATACGGTCCATTTGTTTAATAGTTTGTTCTTTAAAATCTTCCCATTCTAACATATTAAAACCCCAATGTATTATCTGAAATCTGATAATCATTAATAAATATTTGTGGAGTATAATAACCGCCCCACTCATTCATATTGGCTTTACCTACAACTTCCAGCTTAATAGGGAAATTGTACTGTTTTAATTCCTCAATCATATCTTTTGCATGGAATTTAAGGTAGGTAATACCAAACTTTTCAATACGAACCGTGTCTGCGTTCTTACCGATAATCGCAAGGTCAGTTTTATTTACGTTTATATCTGTAACATGAATCAACGGTTCCGGATTGCCTTGTCCGAATATATCTTCATGTTCAGCTATATCAGAGATAAGGAATGTCATATCACTTTCTGCAGCAAAGCGTTCAAAGTTTACTTCATACCAGTTTTCTCCAAAGTCAACGTCAGCTAATTCCGCATTTGCATAGTCGTTAAATGAGTCAAGGTTAGCCTGTGCAATTGAAATACCGCAAGCATTATCGTGTCCTGCCGTATATTCAAAGAGAGTACTTTGGTTCATAAAATCTTTGAAAGATTTAAGAGCTGACTCATTAAGTCCACGACTGGAACCACGAATATATCCTTCGTTATTTAAACGTGCGACAATGGTCGGTCTTTTGTACTTCGCGGCCAGCTTCATGGCGCAGAGTCCGTTAAGTTCAGCCGGGAAATCTTCATCTTCAAGTACAACCGTTAATATCTTATTTTCAAGCAGGTCATACTTTGCAATTTTAATTTCAAGTTGTTCAACCACTTTATCTAGTATGCGGTTTTGCTTTGACCTTGCGTTTACGCACTCCCTTGTGCTTTCTATTGCAACTTCCTCATACGTTCCAGCTGCGCCGCGCTTGTGACATTCAACCATTTGATGACCGTCAACGAAAGCGAGGAAACAACGTTTCTTTTCGTCCATTGTTCCAACTCTCATAAGTGAGTTAATCAATGGAGTTACATAGAAGGCAACGGTTGTTGGATTTACCTTGCCGCCCATTGAGAATGACTGCTTTGCACAGATTGTCTGAAAGTAATAGTTATTGATATTCTGAAGTCCTGTATGAACGATATATCTATTTTCAAGTGATAACATTGACATCATATCACTTATAATACCAAGCGCCGCCAGGTCCATATACTGATTAGCAAATTCTTTTCCATAAACTCGGTCGCAGTATCTACAAAACTGCCATGTAACACCAGCACCGCAAAGGTCTTTATTAACATAATTCTTAGACGATTGATTATTTACAATTACCGCATAATCTGAAAATTTTGTATCTTCTTCAACGATATGATGGTCAAGCATAAGAGAGTAAATACCTATTTCTCCCAATTTCTCATGGTATTCATAGTCATTACTTCCTGCATCTGGTAGTACTACGAACTTAATATTTGGGTAATCATTATATGCATCAACAATTGTATCATACGTATCAGCTAATCCATGTCCTTTACCTTCATGGAATATCGGCATTACGTTTGTGTCTTCGTTGTAGTGCCTGTAATACTTCATGAAGATTGCGGCCGAGGTAAAACCGTCAACGTCGCAGTCTACAACGAGACAAATACGGTCATCCGCGCCTAAGTTAATCATTTTATCAAACATTGAACAAGCTTCGTCTATGTTGTCAAGTGCTGTCGGGTCTTGAAGAGCTGAATCATCAGGTACATTAAGGAAATAATCAAGTTCCTTGTCTGTGAGTCCACGTTCCTTTAATAGCTCATTTACAAAATTATTATGTATTGGTTTGTTTACTAGTTTAGTTTTCATTTAATCTTAACTCCTTATCTATTTTACTTCTGCATTATTAATTTCAAATAGAAGAGTTTTTAAATCATCTATTAAATCAGCCAAAGCCTCTTCTTTATTTTTTGCATGATTAGCATATACAGAACCACCAATAAGTACAGCTACGGCATCCAATGCATCGGTAATAGTATTAATTAAAAATTTTTGTTTAATTCTACCTAATTTCATCGTACTTTAATCCTCTTTTCTATTAGTCTTTTAAATATATCCTCACCCTTATCAGTAGGACTATCTTTCATATCTAATAAGTTCTCCCAATCATATACAAAGGAAAAACTTGAATAAGCATTATACTTTTTACAAATAGAAAGCAACTTATTAAAATATACATCTTGACCTTTCTTTTCTTCTTTATCAAAACATATGACAATTTCTTTTGGACAACAATTTCTAATCAGAAGTTTTAAGGCGTGTTTGTTGAATTGACTTCCGCATACAGCGGCCGCGCAGTTCGGTATATCAAAACTTTCCATTTGCAATACTGACTTTTCAGCTTCAAATAGATAACATACACCCGTTTGTCTTATGTTATTTTTTGTCTTATTAAGTCCATATAAGTTAAGTGAAAGCGGATGGCTATACCAAACGCCTTCAACTTGGACAGGCATATATTTTCCAACGTTTTCTACTTCCCATTCATCTAAGGCGCGCCCTCTGATTCCAACAAGTTCTCCATTTACGTTATAGTGCGGTATAATAATTTTATTTTGCGTTACTGAATAACGTATGTTGAATTTATCCATAGCTTCTTTACTAATTCCATCTGCCAGCCATTCCGGTGGATAGAACTTTGTAAAGCAATCTATTAAGCCATTTGGATACGTTGGTAATTCAACTTGTGGCGCCGCCTTGTACTTATCACGAATACTTTTATATTTTTGAGGTTCAAAGTTGAGATTTGGATTATAGTTACTACAATCTAATATTACCTCATATATATCGTGATACCAATCATATTGTATGTTTCGTGTATCATAATAGTTCTTTAAGAATTGAAACACGGACATTGTGCCGCACTCTGTATAACACTCAAATAAATGTGAGTTCTCATAGTAGTACAGCTTCATTGATGCTTCTGACGCATCTTCGTTATGACAAATGGTGGGAAATATAACATAGCCTGGCTTCTGAACATAATCAGTGGCACCAAGCGTTTCCATTAACTGAATTATCTTATCAGTATTTAACTCGTCAATAATTTCCTTATAATTTATCAATTATTTCACCGCCATTCAATCTTTCTAATATTACGTTTATATGCTCATCTTCGCTATCTTCCCAACTTTTTGTAAAGTTTCTCATAAGTTTAAAGTTTTCTAACGGGTCAAGATTTGCATCTGTAATAAATAAATCTTCTTTCTTTAATGTACCTAAGTTCATTTTAGACCAAATACGAACTTGTGTCCACTCTCCACTTCTAACTTTATAAATATCAGTTACTAAGTTAGGTTTTCTATTTTCATCACCATTATATAATGGCATTAACGTTTCTAATTCGTCTTTTGTAGGACGAGCTAAAATCGCTCCATTATCTGCTTTGTTAATGGTACTGCGGCCGCCCGCTAACGTACCTTCATTCCTTATTTCATTACTATTATCTCCTTTTGCATTTAATTGTGTTGATGTGAACATCGCTACGTTCAGCTCAACCGCTAAGTCTTTCAAAGCTGTTGCAAACATTAACAATACTTCATCATTTCTTAAAGCGAAACCTTGAAACTCATTAAGTAATGAAGGTCCAATAAATATATAGTCATAAAATACATAACCTATGTCATGTACAATACATTCTTCTCTTATTTTTGCTTTTACAATTTCAATAGTTGGATTTGGCATTTTAACTAATATTAAATTGTCTTTATAAGCCTTAATTAAACCAACCGCTTGGTCTATAACTACACGTTCTCTATCACTAAAATCAGCATACTTAAATCTGCTTTCATTTAAATCTGTTAAGTAAGCCAAAATCATTTTTCTAACTTCGTTAAATTGCTGTTCAGTTACGATGAATAAAACTCGTTCGCAGTTTCCTTCTTGTTCCCATTCACACGTTTGCCAATTATATCTAAAAGGGTACGCTAAATAACACGCATCAGCTATTGCACTTCTTGTCTTTCCTACACCACTTGCGGCGCTTCGGATAGTCAGTGTGCCTCTACGTGCTCCATCAATTATTTGACTATAAAATTCTCCTTGAACTGGGAGTCCTATTTCTTGAGCCATTCCCAAGTCTTTAACAAATTCATCAATTTTATGGGAGACTCTTTCTGTTTCTACTTCACCAGTTACCTTATACTTATTTTCCCAATGAAGTATTTTCTTTTTAAGTGTTTCAATTAATTCATTTATACTTATAAATTTAAATTTTGAATTAATTTCTTCTGCTTTAGGGTCTGTTAAATCCTCGCAATATAAATCACTAATATCAAAGCCATCTTTTTGTAAGTCTTTTAATAAGTTTAGCTTTTTTAAATGAGAATAATAATAGTAGAAGTTTTTTTCTTCTGCTAATTCCATTATATCCTGCACATATTCCAACCCATTTTCTTTTTCAAAAGTTTCTCTTGCAGCGGGGTCTTCAGCTATTGCATTTTCTATATCAATAGGTTGAATTACTTCTGCGCCATTCTGATATAAACCTTGAATTGCCTGGAATACGTGCTTTTCTAAACGTGTATTAAAATCTAAAGCTGTTAATGAATATTTATCTACTTCACTTAGATATTGTGGATGCTGCATTAGACTACCTAAAACTTGCTGTATAGTTTGTGTATCTACTAGCACTCGTCATCATCCTCCTCATCATCTAAGCTAAAATCAATTTTCTTTCTTCGGGTTACCCTCTTTTGCGGAACAACAGTTTTATGTTGTTGTGCGGTTTCGCGCATTTGACGTTCAATCCCCTCAATTATACCTTTTTCTCTGGCTTCTCTATTTGTCCAATACTGCGCCGCTTCATCATAAACAAATGGAATTATACCCAGCCCGCCGTGTCCTTTCAACCAGTCACCATGTCTAATTCCATAAAAGTACTTTAAAGCGAAGAGAATACCTCTCAGTGTCCTCCCCTCTTTAACCATTTTCTTCATTTGTTGTTCACACATCCAATATTGATATTCTACTTTTAAATCATGTGTTAAATAACTATAAATAAGTTTCTTATACTCTTCATCATTGGCTGGATTAGATTTTTTCCATTCTTCAAAACATTTACGATGATAGTAATAATTTTTTGAAGGCATTATCCAATCGTCTTTACTTTTATCAATTTGTTTCTTACAAACTCTACATTCTGCCATCTCTTTTTCTCCTTTCTATATATATTATAACATAAATTGGAGAATTTGTCAAATTTAAAAAGAGGAGCATTACTGCTCCCCATTCATTTCCTTCATATCTATTAGAACTAGGTTGAACAAATCTACTTGGTCTTCCGTAATCTCTGAAAGTTTTATTTTGCGGCCGAATATCATTTCTACTTTTTTCAAAATTCTATCTGCATTAGCTGGGTCTTTACCAACCAAATTGCCCCAAAGTACTTCAGCTTCTTGTCTAATAGTATCAAAGTCTAATTTCTCTTCAGTTTTTGTTTCTGTTTTATCAACGACTGTCGCGCCGTCTAACTCACGTTGTTTATCTATAGCAGCATTAATTGCTTCAACTAACTCGTCATATCCCAATTTAATTTTTGGAGCGAGATACTTAAAGCGGCTGCCCGCCATAATTGTTGGTGTCTGTCTAGTATACAACCATCTCTGGCTATTCCCCTCATCATCCCATTCAGTAGCTATATAACCAATAATATCAACTATCTGATTTACTACTTCATAACATCTCTTAGGCATACTTGGCGCGAGTATTTCACGCTCATGTTCATCGTCAATTTTTTCTTTTCTCGTTTCAATATGAGAAATGAGAACTAATCCATAGCCGAGCATTGTAATTTTACGTAAGCAATTCTCAAACTCTTGCTTGGTCTTGGCATAACCTTGACCCCAAGGTATATCTGCTATTGATTGCACCCCATTCTGCGCGCAGATAAACTGTTCGCATTTCTCGTAGGCAATTGTCGCAGTATCAATAGTAATTGTATCAAACTTCTCTTGTGCTTCCGGCTTTTCAAGCTGCCGCAGTACCAGTTTAAAGTCTGCCCATTTACTTACATCCTGTGCCATAATACCATCAATAGCATTATAACCTTTTTCAAAAGCTATGAGTAAATTTTTAGGAAAGTGTGAAGCCAAGGTAGTTTTACCTACCTTTGGCTTACCATATAACAATATGTATTTTCCTTTTAAATCTCTTGAAATTACAGTAGGCTGGATATTCAAAATATCAATCATAGCCTACCTCCTTAGAATCCGAGATTTTTGAAGCCATTCTGCGCCGGTGCTTTAACGGCTGGACCAGACTGAGCCTTCTCTTTCAAAGCCTCAAGCCTAGCAAGTCTTTCATCACAAGCTGCCTTAACTTCTTCATAGTCATAAGCCATTTCACCCTCAAGTGGAGTGTTTGAACCACCAGTTATAATAAGGTCACTCTTACTGATTGTTCTAACTTTTTCAATAGGCTCACCAAAGTCTACTTCTTCTTTGATAATTTCAGTTGTAGATGAAAAGTCCAGTTTACCAACGGCGCGCATTGTGCTACCAACTTCCCAATAACTTGAGATTGCACTAATCGCTTTCTCATTTACCACGTACATTGGAACAACGTCAATTTTCCCTCTATATCCAGGAATAATCGTCTTAACACAAAGTCTACCTGTTGTTTCACCGTTACGATCAATTTCATCATCCTTTCCAGCTACTACAAATGTCGCTGAGAAAGAAGCCTCTGGATGACAATCTTCTTTTCTAATCTTACTAACAAACGATGCTTTTATTCTTGGGAATGAAACGAGTCTACCATCTCTGCTGTAATACTCATTCATTTCAATCGCGCCCGAGGTTATACGAACCCTATCAGCTCCTTCTTCGCCGCCCGCACTTGCAATTGATACGAACTCATTCGCAACCTTTTCAATAGATGCGTAAGCTGGGTTAGGTCTTCCATCGTTAGTAAGTTTTGATGCAAACATATGAACTGGAATTGTCAGTTCTTTTTCTTCGTTGTTAATTGTCTGATTAACCTTAACAATAATTGTTCCACCAAGTGATTCTACTGTTTGTCCATTCTTCTTAAAAGTTCCTGGTTTAATATCTACTTCACTAAGTATTCCTTCTATCTTCACTGTGTTTTCTGCTTGTCTTAACATTTAATCTCTCTCCTTTTTGTTCTACCTTTAAAAAGAATAATAGAATGGAGGCTATTAAAAGCCTCCACCAATAAGCTTTTATCTATTACTCTTCGTCATCACTTGGAACAAAATTCATTCCTGCATCTGTGAGAACAACGTATGTGATTGGCTTCTCAGCTCCCTCAACCTCTACCTTCTCTCTACCAGCAAGTTCCTTCTTTGTAAGGTCTGTAACATTTGCTCCTACTGATCTCTCTGTTCTTCCAAGTGCCTCAGCAAGCTCTGGGATAGAAACCTTTCCACCGTTTGTCTTTACATAGTTCAGTACTTCTGCGCTCTTTTCTGTAAGTTTCATAATTTTTGTCTCCTTTTTAATAAAATTTAATTTTTAAAGTAGAAAGTCTCTCTTTAACTTTCTATATATATTATAGCATAGTTTTTAATATAACGCAAATTTTTACGCTATAAATTTTAAATGGTTAATAAACCGATTACTTTCGCATTAGTAAGTTTAATTGATTTCGTACCTTGCGCGCCTTTGGATAGAAGATTAACTTCATTAAGGTTAAACTTTATTTGAGCGTTAGACGATACAATTATAACTTCTCGTTCGTTATGTAACGGTGCAAAAGCTACAAGTTTATCATCATCATCTTTGAGAAGGTGAATTTTTCCACCTTTTGTCGCACGGCTAGTTACGGTGAACTCTTTTGCGGCAGTACGTTTAATATATCCGTTTTTACTAACACTTACAAATTCTTCTGTGTCGGTTGGGACAATTTCTGCTCGTACCAGCTCATCACCATTATTAAGTGTGATTCCTTTGACCCCTCGTGCTGTACGTCCAATCGAACGTACATCTTTGGTTTCACAAATAACAAACTGACCATGCGCTGTTAACATACCCACTCGGTCATTGTTTGTAAAGAGAATTGAAACAATTTCATCGTTTGCATCAAGATTGAGAGCTTTAACTCCACCCTTGCGCTTAATATTATATTCAGAAAGTTTTGACTTTTTGAGTATTCCATTACGAGTAAAGAATATGATATGTTCTGTTTGTTTAGTTTTGTTTAAAAATACTAACTGTTTAATCTGCTCGTTTGGTTGTATGTCGGTCAAACTTTCTAATGGGATAACTTCTTCAAAGGGGAGATCTATTATAGGAATATGGTAGCAATTGCCTTTATTGGAGAATAGAAGGACTGTATCTTGGTTGGTGCCAGACGCAGTTGCAATTACAAACTCCCCTTTATTCATTTTAAACTTATTTCCCACTCCTCCACGCTTCTGGGAATAGAGTGTGGAAATAGTTGTAATATATATGTTGTTTTGATTTGAGAGATTAATAAGGAGTTCCTGTGTTTCATGCGGCTCCTCATCTTCCTTAGCTATATCAAGAACTTGAGTACGTCGTGAGTCTCCATACTTGGCGGCAACGTCATGCCAACCTTTGATAAGTTCTTGATTGAACTTTTCCTCATTTCTAATTATATTATATATCAAATTTCTTTCATTTTCAAGTTTTGACTTTTCAGATTTTAATTTTTCTACCTCAAGATGCGCCAAGCGGCTGAGTTTTATTTCCAACACGGCCTTGGCTTGAACTTCATCAAGGAGATATTCTTTCATCAGACGCTCCCGCGCTGTAGACGTAGAATCGGACGTTTTAATCGTGTGGATTACTTCGTCTATTGAAGCAATTACTTTGAGAAGAGCCTCTATTATGTGTAGACGGTCTTCAATTTTCTTTAAGTCAAATTCAAAGCCACGACGATAGACTTCTTTTTCATGGTCTATGTGTGCCTGGAGCATTTCTTTCCATGTGAATACTTTTGGGAAACGTCCATGGTCAAGCATTGTAAAGTTAATTGAATAGTAGGATTGAAGTGAGGTTTCTTTGTAGAGATAACGGAGAACTTTGTCTGGGTTAGCTCTTTTGGATAGATAGATTTTAATTAACGGAGTTTTACCCGTCAGGTCATTGAATCTATCTACGCCTGGATTGTCCTCACTTTCAATTATACGTTCTAACTCACCACAGATTGTGTTTGTGTAGACACCATAAGGTATTTCAGTTACTACGAAACACTTATCTTTTTTATCGTAATCTACAACGCTTCTCAGTTTGCAAGCAAAACCTTCTCCACGTTTCATTGATTCTTTGACTTCAGACTCGTTAAGTAAAATGCCGCCAGTTGCAAAGTCAGGTGCGATATAAATATCGTCAAATGTGCAGTCTGGATTGAGGAGCAACGTTTCCAGCGCCGAGTTCATTTCTTTGAGGTTATACTGAGGTATGGAACAGGCTAATCCTACAGCAATTCCCATGCTACCGTTACAAATATTATAATATCCTTTGGTTGGTAATACTGCTGGGAATTTTTTGGTGTTATCGTAATTATCTTTCCATTCAGTTATCGTATCCTTTTCAATATCTTTAAAGAGTTGAGAACACATTTGTGATAGTCTGCTCTCAGTATAACGCATCGCGGCATAGTTACCGCTCTCAATAAGTGAACCTGCATTGCCCTTAACATCTACAAGTGGATAGCGCATAGCAAAAGGCTGACCCGCACGCATTATGACTCCTTCGCAAGAACTATCACCGTGTATATAAAAATCAGCCATAGCCATTCCGACAGCGTTTGCGGTTTTCTTGTATGATTTATCATGCGTTAGTTTTCGTGTTAGCATAGAATAAAAGATTTGGCGGGCGGACGGCTTTAAACCGTCTCGTACGTCTACTAGCGCGCGGGATTGTATAACGGCCGCACTGTATTGACTAAAGCTTTCATTTATAACATTATTTAAATTCATTATATCCCTCTGTGTTTATCCATTTTTTTTGTTGCTTCTTATAAATAGGTAAATGACTATATTTAACTCCTTGTAATAATTGTTTAAAAGAACCCAAAGTATATAAATCTTTATAATCTTCCCATATTTTATTAGCTGTTTCATTAACATATCTTTTGCGAATATTAATTACTTCTTCGTCTGATAAATTACCATCGCCAGGTTGAAAACCACTAATTTCTTTATAATATTCTTTATTTTCTTTAGTATATACTTCGGGCATAACGCTTTTCCAACGGTTGCCTTGCCATATATGCTTAAAACCGTCAACGGTAATTAAATCTTTATAATTCTCATATACATCAGACCATTTTTTATGATTATTATAAGCAGTTCTGATAGCTATTACATCATCTACAGTTAGTTTGCGGCGACCACAATATTCATGTTGTCCACCTTTAGTTTGGTTATATCCGTGGTTAAAGCTATCATAATATTCAATCCAATATTTTTCTCTATCATATAATTCTTCTATAGGACATTCTTCTATTATTTCAAAATCAAAGTTATCTGCACCCTTAGTTTGGATTGCTTTATCTATTTCAGAACGAATATATTTATTATTATAAAAATGTTCGCCTTTACGTCTTTGAATGTTATTGCTTTGACCTATATATATCATTCCGTTTGTTAGGTCTGTAATCTTATAAATTCCTATCATTTCTTTTCCCCCTCCTATTATAAAGTAACCCTGGAGGCGCCAGGATATATAAAATTACTCCCTAATTTTTGAGAAATCTATCTTGTTAAATATAAATTCCTTCCTCGGTTCAACCTGCTCGCCCATAAGGTCATATAACAGGTCTATCGCATCATCACTCCATTCCATAACGTCCATTCTCTGATATTCCGGAGTAAACATAGACGCATGTGCTGTTTCAGCTGGTAATTCACCAAGTCCTTTCGCACGGGTGACTTCACCCTTAATCTTATTTCTTACCTTATCAAACTCATCGTCTGTAAAGTAATACGATTCCTGCTTACCATTATTAACTATATATAGTGGCGACCTAAGCCAGCATAAACGTCCTTCCTCAATAAACTGAGGTGCGAGATACTGAAGTGCTGCCATTATCAGAAGTCCGATATGAGAACCATCTGAGTCCGCATCGGTACAAATGGCAATGCGGCCATACCTCAACTTAGACGCATTATATTTTCCAGGTACTATGTTCATCGCACTGAGAAGTAACTTAATTTCTTCGTTCTGAAAAATCTTTTCCTCTGGATTAGACAGGCAATTAATTATTTTACCTCTTATAGCCAATATACCATATTTAGTATAGTCACGAGCCTGTGACATACCACCCATGGCACTATTACCTTCTACGATTAACAAGGTTGCGGCCGGTCCAAGGAATTCTGCATCTTTGAGTTTATCTGAAGCAAAAACTTTTCGTTTTTGATTCTTTTCAATTTCTTTTGAAGCTTCAAGTACTTGTTTCCTCGCTTTTTCAGCGGCGCGCTCTGCACGTAATTCCTTAGTCAATAAGGTCATTATCTGTTCAAATTCTCCCGCATATCTACGTGAGAACTCATCCAACATCTGACCGGCCGCCCTCTGCGAAAGACCTCTAAGTTCAGGATTATTTACTTTCGTCTTCGTTTGGTTAGCAAAAGAAGGATTTGGTACTTTACAATTCACTACGTAGTATAGACCAGACCGAGCTATATCCGCACTGAACTCACCTTTGAGTTTCTTTTTGAAGAAATTTGTCAGTGCAGTACGTACGCCCGTCAACGAAGTGCCGCCCTCTGAGTTGGCAAGTCCGTTTGTGAATACGTACCAATGTTCGTTTCTATCTGCCGACCACTGCATAGCTACTTCACATTCAATTTCATTTTCCTTTATATTTATATATAAAGGAGTTTTATGAATTGGTTTTTTAATTGAATCTTTAAGGAAGTCAAGTATTCCGTTGTCTGATTTATAAATAACTTTCTCATTTGTTTCTTTATTAAAGAGTTTAAAAGTTACTCCTTTAGACAAATACGACCAATTTCTACACATATCTTTTAAATCATCAAAGTCAATATGTATAGGTTCCAAATTATAAACCTCTGGGTCTGGAGTAAAACACACTTCAGTTCCGTGACGTTCTTTATCAGCTATATCTTTTATATAAAATTCTTTTTTAATACCTTTTTCAAGTATTAAAGTAGCTTCTTTTCCATCTCTGTATGAATGTGCAATAAAACTAACTGAAGAAAGAGCGACGCCTTTACTACCAATTCCGTTCATTCCCGCTACATTCTGATAAACTTTTTCGTTAAATTTACCACCAGTGTGCGGCATTGTGTATATGGCTTCCATAGCTTCTGTACCGTCTTCCCTCAATCCAAATGGCACACCACGCGCATTGTCAGTAACAGTAACAGTATCTTCTAATAGATTAACCGTTATCGTATCACCAAAGCCCATCGTCATTTCGTCAATTGAGTTGGTTATAATTTCTCTAACGCACTGAAGAACGCCTTGATTATCTGCGCTACCCATATACATGGCTATACGTGCGCGGACGGCATCTCGGAAGTCAAGAGTTTGTATATCATTCGCCGTGTATGTGTCCATACTCTATCACCTCCTTAATGCTAGTCAAACTATTTATATCTATATTTACATTAGTCATTCTAAGTTCTTCGCCTAGTTCATCACCCTCAGTTGTAATTAAAATATTAACTTCATCTTCTGGGTTGAGTATAAAAGTTATATTTTTCCCTTTGTAGTCTTCAATTTTTATTTGTGTCATTTTTTAACCTCATAATTTGGCGGTACGAATTTACTAGCAGAGCGCCAACGCCAGCCGCCATTATCCCATATTAAAAAATAGGTTAAGTGAAATAGTTCATCAAAATAAGTGTCAAGTACTTGAAATACTTCACCCGTATCAATTCGTTTAGCATTAAACATTATTCATCCTTCTTTTTAATAATTGTAAAAGAATCTATGCTTGGAATTATGGCGCAACCACCCCACGTACCATGGATTTGTCCCATACCGTCAATAAATTCAACTTTACCTTCACATCCTGCATAGACAGGCTCACCTTCCATATAGTCAATTCTAATTGTATCACCTATTTCTACCATTTGATATATCTCCTTTCTATCATTTCTATATATAGTATAGCAAAATTTTAAGGAAAAGTCAAATTTATAGAGGTTAAGGGGATAAAAATAACTTACTATTAGGAGTTTTATAAGGAGGAACAAATATGAGTTATGAACCTACTGTTTGGGCCGCAAACGATGTAATTACTGCGGCGAAAATGAATAAAATAGAACATGGTATTGAAAATAGTAGTGGTGGAGGAAGTTTAATAGTTAATGTAATAGAAGAATCAGAGACGAATGTGGAATCACTTCGAGGGTCAAACGGGGCATCAACCGGAGGCACAGCTACAGAGGCTTATAGATTAGATAAAACCGCAGGAGAAATAGTAAATGCAATTAATAATGGTATGGTAGTATGGTTATTCGGAAATGCTGTTGACGAAGAAACCGGACTTACTGCACAGAATAAAATGTTATTACCACAAGTAACGATAACAACTGGTGATTCTGGTTCTACATATGAGTTTATAACTCGTAACATTACTTTTGAAGCTACTAGTTTAGACGATTATCCAACCTTTTCTACCGACCGCTAATTCATAAAATAATGATAGTTAATCAGTAAATGTTTCATAGGAGGCAAATAAATGGATACTGAGGAAGTTTTAGACTACGTAATGGCAACGCCTTGTAATACAAATAGAGCAGTTTTAAAAGGTATGTTAAAAAATATGAGTGGTGGAGGCGACAGTGGAAATGTTGTCATTATTGACGCAAAGGCAGTTTTGAATGACACTACTTGGGAGGTCACAGATTTTGGTTCCTCGTATAACGAGTTAAAAGAACTCATATTAGCGAAGAAGTATATTGTTGTAAGGCTTGAACATAAGAATCCAGGTGCGCCTTACGCCCAACTTACTTTTCTTCCTCTTAGTTCAGGCAATCAAGCAGAATTTCCTTCTGGGATGGGAGGTTCCACTATCAGTTTTCAAGCTGCTAATATAAGTTATAGCTCTTCCATTAGGGTTAATATATGGAATTTGTACGTACAGGATAATGATTCTATACAGTTGACCAACTCCAGTAATTTACCTTACTAGGAGTAGTTAATAAAGTAAACTAAAAGACAGGTCATAACGGCCTGTCTTTTTCTTTCTCTATTCCCAACTTATAACTTGTACTTTTTTCTTACGTTTTGGTGGCATTTTAATCCACATAAGATAATCTTTCGCACGGGTGGCCGCAACATAGCACAACCTCGCTTCTTCGTTATTATAAGCTCTTATGTTAAAAGCCATTACATATTTATTTTCTAACCCTTTTGCTGAATGTACGGTTAGAATCTTCAATGTATCTTCTTTCATTTTCTTTTCAATTTCAGAGTTCGTAAGGTCGGCTTGTTTAAATGTATCTGTAGGTACTCCTTGCTTTTCAAACAACTCTTGAAATAGTTGTATATCCCCGTTTGTTCTGCACAATACGAACCAATCTTTCCAATCGCCGCCAAGTTCGTCTTTAACACGTATTAATGCGTTTACAGCGGCCTCCGGTGTCATATTACAATCCATTACCGCTCTACTTATATAATTCTCATTTTTAGCCGCAACAGAATCGTCTTCATACGAAGGACCAAGTCTATATAGAAATTTTTTTGCAAAATAGAGAATACTTGGTAAGTTACGGAAATTGGTGTGCATATGATAAACAGTCACATCGGGTTCTTTTTCTTTCTCAATTAGATACTCTGGACAGGCATTGTTAAATCCATAAATTGACTGACGTATATCGTAGAAATACATATAGTTAGTTGGATTAAGTTGTTCAAAGAATCTGAACTGTTGTTCTGTTGAATCCTGCGCTTCGTCTACGAGTAAGTAATCAATAGGACGAATACATTCAAGGTGCGCCTCAAACTCTGGAAATAGGTCATCAAATCGTTCATTCTGTATTATATCGGTTGTGTCTATTGCACCACCGCGCAGTAGATAATTACAATAAGAATGAATTGTCCCGATGAATAGACCTTGCGGGTATCCGAGTCGTTCGTACATTACCGAGGCCGCATTGTTCGTAAAAGTTATAGCTACAATGCGCGATGGGTCAACTCCGTTATCAAGTAGATAGCGTAAGCGTTCTACCAATACGAATGTCTTACCCGACGCTGCGGCGCACGAAACTAAAACGTGTGGTTTGTCTGTTGTAATAATTTGCTGTTGATTTTTTGTTGTTTCCATATTTTCTCCTCGTACCCTACTGTCGTAGGATACTTTTTTATTTATTCTTATCACCTGAAATGGTGTTAAGTCCATATTTTTTTGAATCGTAAAAGTCAATGTAATACGATTCGCGCTCTCTAAGTTTTTCTTTAGGTACTTCTTCAAGTAATTCAAATGTGAAATTCTCACAACCATCTTCTTTCATTGTGCGGTGGAGTTGTGAAGAAGCAAGAGAGCCAATTCCTAAGGCTGTTTTTACATGTTCAGTCCAACGAGTACTTACGTTTACGGCTTGACCTATGTAAATTTCTCCAGTTTTTATACGGGTAATTTTATATACACCAGGACCGTCAACCGCTACACGATTTCTAAGTTCAGCTAAAGGTTTTTGATAGTAGTTAGTCCAGATTATTTTACTTACAGCGTCCGGCCGCCTTAAACGTGGAACAATATCTTTGAGTATGTCTATGTCACGTTTGTCATCTTCAGAAATTTGAATACGATAGAAGTCTTGTTGTTCGTCTAAGGCGCGCTGCCGTAAAATTTCCTCATTTATAGTCTGCCGCTTTCTACGTTCTTCCTCTAATTCAGACTTGATTTGGTCATACTCTTCTTTAGCATTATTAATGTCGTCTGCAAATGTACCTAATTGTCTAATAAAATCAGTAGTTTTAATCTCACGATAATCTTCTATACTATTATCTACAATTAGACGCTGATGTTTTTCGTATTCAGCGGCGGCGCTATCAATTTCTTTTAACTTACCTTTTTTATATAGGTCTAAATCTTGATTTACTTCATTGTAATGTTCTTCTTTTCCTTTTAGTAACTTAGTTAAGTTATCTAATTGATTATTTATATAATCACTTTTTTGAACATAACTTTTAGATAACGCTTGATAATCCTTTTCAAATCCCCTTTCTGCCGCCTTATATTCATCTGCATAATATTGTTTAATTTGTTCTAAGTTTGTTGTGTTTAATTGATTTATTTTATTTGATTGATTCTTTATTATAATACCTAATATAATAACTAACAAAAAGAGGATTCCTACTACAATATACTCCATAGTAAGTCCTCCATTTTTTCTTTCTATATATATTATACCATATAGAAAGCCGCTATGTCAAATTATAAGTATTATATACAATAATAATTTATTTGTTTTTTTTTTTTTTTTTTTTTTTTTTTTTTTTTTTTTTCGCAGCCCAATTATAGTATCCCAAAAATTTCACGTTTTGTCAAATTTTTTGATGGTCTTGCCAGTCTATGTCGTTTTTCCACCTTGAGGTTGCCAGGTACTGCGGCCGAAGTAAATCTCGTGCCGTTGTAATGTGTTCTAGCTCCCAATAGGGAATGATGTAGAGCGGTATGCGATTAGCTAAAGCATAGCTTATCTTGCGGCGGTCACGTTCTTTCGCACTTTCAAAGTCAGCTCTGCGTTTATAGAACTTAGGTATGAACTGATAATGACCTTGGCCCTGTATCTCTAGGAGCGCTCGGCCGCCATCAACGTATATCTCAAAGTCATAACGAAAACGTCCTTTCTTTAGGTCAGGAAACGTTTTTTCTCTCATAAATCTGATATTTCCTCTTTTTAAAAGAGTAATAACTTTTTCTTCTAATTTACTCATACTCTGCCTCCTCATAAAAGTAGAGTTCTGCAAGGTGTTCTTCACTTAAAAATGAAAGGAGTAGTTTTTTTATTGGAGGGAAGAAACAATGACACTAGAACAATTTATTGGTGCCATCCCGCCTTGGATATGGATTATACTATTCGGTGTATTGGGTTTAGTTAAAATCCCATTCATTGAAATTAATATATGGTCAATCATAGGTAAGGCAATTAACGGGGAAGTACTAGAAAAAGTTGATGAATTGACTGAAAAATTTAATAAGCATGTTAGCTTAGAAGAGGAAGAAAAAGTTCGTAATGCGCGAACTCGTATTTTACGTTTTAATGATGAGATTCTTTTAAACCGAAAGCACTCTAAAGAGCATTTTGAGGAAATTCTTGAAGATATAGATATGTATGAAAATTATTGTAATACACATCCCGAATATAAAAATAATAAGGCTGTGTTTGCGATCAATACGATTGAAGCTGTATATCAAAAATGTTTAGATGAAAAAGACTTTTTGGCATACGGATGTAAAAATAAAGATATGGATGGTGAATGAATATGATAATGAGAGGAACGACACCATATCATAGTTTTGTAATTCCATTACGAGCTGAACAAATTGATCAGATTTGGATTACTTATACGCAGAATGGGGAGATAGTACTTGATAAGACAAAAGAAGATGCGACCATTACTAACATTGAAGACCTGTATGAAAATGCTTCAATGGAAGAATTAACTGAGGAAGAATTAAATTCTTGTCAAGTGGTGTTGCATTTATCTCAAGAAGATACATTGGCATTTAAATTCTATCCTGCCGCAGAGAAAAATCTGACAATTATTCAAATTCGTATTTTGGATACAGAGGGAGAAGCGTTCTCTTCTGACCCAGTAAGTGAACGTATAATGGGTGCGCTAAAAGATGGCGTAATTGGAGGACAAGATGAGACTACAGACGAGAATGGACACGGATAATCATTTTAAAATTAAGTTCTCAGCACAAGAATCCAGGTTTGATAAGTTACACTTTAATAAGACTAGTAGTGACATAGGTATTAATAGTAATGTGCGCCCAACCGATGAAGATATATACTATGATGAGATAATATATTACGATGGCGGAGGCGTAGAAGGATATGGCGATTAAAAAAAAGCATATAAAAGCGATTATACAACTGCGGCGCGCCACAGAACAAGAATGGATTGACCATGACCCGATTCTGCGCGTTGGCGAGCCGGCGCTCTCAACGGATGTTTATAAGTTGAAAATAGGTGATGGAATTCATCAGTGGCATGAGATTCCTTACTTAACTGAAACTGAAATAGAAGAGTTGAGACATGAAATAAGTTATGAAGCAGGAAATGGATTAGTCAAAACTGGGAATGAGTTTAGCTTGGATGATTTGATATTAGATTGTGGCACTAGTACCACAAATGTGGAGGTATGATATGAGTGCGACAATTAATTCAAGAATACAATTAAAAAGAGATACAACTGAGCATTGGAATCAGGCGATTGGTTTTATTCCTTTGCCGGGTGAAGTTATTGTATATACGGATTATGAAACGAAAACGTATACGGTTGAAGAATACGGACAAACGGTTACTAAAACTGTTGAAATACCTAATATCAAAATTGGTACTGGTAATGCTTATGTTCAAGATTTAGCTTTTGTTGATGAGAAGACAAGAGATTTATTAATTGAGCATATTCATAATCAAGACGTACATACGACACTTCAAGAAAAATTATTTTGGAACAATAAGATTAACGTTGATGACGCCGAAGAACAGATAACGGGCGAATTAGAAGATGAAACGTTAATTCTGAATAGGAATTAAGGAGAAGAACAAATGGCAGAAATTAGTAAAATTACTTTACCTTCTGGTAATACCTATGACATAAAGGACTCTACTGCCCGTGAAATGATTTCTGGTGGCGTTTCCTTTATAGTTGCCTGGGATGGAACAGGAACACCTACTGCCGCGAGTATTCCGAAAGGAGTAGTTGCTGGTGGAGTTACTGGTACGTTGGAAGCGGCAGATGCACAAGCTGGTGCTTTCTATTTAGTTAAGTCAAGTTCTACACCAAGTTCACAGACACTTGATATATACGACGAGTATGTGGTTGTTGGTAGTGCTACAAAAACTTGGGAAAAAATTGGAGATACACAGCTGAACTTGACAGATGTGGTTACGGGAGTTACACTTTCAAAGCAGACAGATGTAGCTCTTGGAGAAGGAACTACGTTTACTGCTTCTGGTACTGCGGTTGGTGCTGATGGTACAGCGGCCGCGATAACAGGATTTGGAGCACATACAACTGATACGTTTGTTAAATCAGTTAGTGCAGAAACAAATAAGAATTTAGTTACTACAACCGTTCCGAACGTTACGGGAAGTACAGACGTTAGTGTACCAAATATTACTGCAAATACATCGGCTACAGCAAATAAGTCAACCTGGACTTTTGAAATGGGTTCTGGTAATGCGGGTGAAACGCTAATTATCGGTGGTGGAAATGGTAGTGATGTTACAGCTACTAATACTACTTTAGGTGCTGCAGCGACGGCATCAAAAGTTACACTTGGTACGGCAAAGACGGTAGCTACAGGTGCTACATCTACGACAGGTACAGGTGATGCTGTTGTTACTGGAGTGACAATTGGAAGCTCAGCTGCGGCGATTACTGCGCTTGGAACACCGACAACATCTAATGTACTTACTGGTGTTAAAGTTACTGCACAGCCAACAATTACAGCTGGAGAAAATGATGAGATTACAGTGCTCACAAATGGAACAGATGTTAGTGTGACGAAAGGTAATGCATAAGTAAGGGGGTGATTTAAATGGCAAATATAAGTGCTATTAAATTGCCTGATGGGGTTACGTATAATGTAAAAGATAATGTCAGTGGATATATTACCGGTATGACTATTTTGTCATACGGTAGTTCCACTTGGCAGAATTTTATAGACGCATATAATGCAAATAAGGTGGTATATTGTAGGGCTTCGTCTAATAGTAATCCAGCCAGTGGTTCGCAGACTAGACTTGCATTTATGGCTTATGTAAATAATGCGACGACACCTACAGAAGTTGAATTTCAGTATTATAGAAGTGTAAGTTCACATAGTGCAAGTCAACAAGGCGACCAGGTTTATATATATAAATTAAATAAAAGTACTGGTTGGAGTGTTACTGTAAGAGAAGCTATGTCTAAAATTGCCGCAGGCGGTGATTTGACAAGTAGTTATGCAAATGGAACGATAACAATTTCGGGAGATATACCTACAGTTCCTACGAACGTATCTGCTTTTACAAATGATGCGGGATATATCACAGGATATACTGAAACTGACCCTGTATTTACTGCTTCGGCTGCACATGGAATTAGTAGTAGTGATATAACTAATTGGAATAATAAGTCTAATTTTAGTGGTTCATATAATGATTTAACTAATAAGCCGACGATACCTACAATTAGCCCCAATACTGTTATGTGGGATGAAAATATGAGTGGTAGTGGGGAGCATGGCGGTGAATTATTTTATACTACTACTGGTTTAGATGCAGAATTTTTAACTGATAATGCTTTATATGAGAATGGAAATACTGTTTTACAAAGTACTGATTTAAAAACCGTTAATGGGAATAGCTTAGTTGGTAGTGGAGATATTACAATTGGTGGTAATTATCAAAGTGGTACTGCCGCAATGTTATCAGCTGGTACAAACACAACAAATAGTGTTTGGACGCCAAAAATTTTGCACGACTATGTACAAAGCGCGGTTGGAAGTATAGGTTATGTATCTAAAACAGAAAATACATACACTACAGGTAGTTCTTCTGTATCTACAATTCCAATTGGTATTAATGAATATACTTCAACCGATTTGCTTTTAGTTGACATTAATGGTCTTGATTTAATTCAAGGAACTGATTATACAATTAGTGGAACTAATATAGTATTGGCTACTCCGATTACTACGTCGGGGACTAAAGTTCATTTTGTGGACTTTAAGTTAGTTACAGCAACCGTATCTGATATAGCTACATTGAAAGGCGACGCAGCTGGGTTTGGTACGGTTAGTGCTACTGTTGATAGTAACACAGGTACACCAAGTGTTACTGTTACAACTAGCGGACCAGATACGGCAAAGAATATGTCGTTTGAATTCCATAATTTAAAAGGTACAGATGGAACTCATACAATATCTTATACTCCAATAGTTACTGGTGGCGCGCAAATAGGTACAATTACAATTGACAATACAAATTATCCGTTATATGCGCCGGCGGTAGTTTGGGGATAGGAGGCAACAAATGGCTTATATATTTAATGATGATAAAGGTAAAGTGCCACTGACGGCTACGTCTAGTGGCGCTATTATTGTTCCAGCAGGAACAGATTATACAACAGGAAAAATAAGGAATATATTTTTTTCTACCGATGAGCCGCAATCTACGAATGGGAGTAACGGAGATATATGGATTATCTATGAGGAGAGTGAGTAGATATGGCGACTTATGATATAGATGATTTAGCAGTCATTCCTATTCTTACTCAAACGACAGATTTTGATTATACAGGTGATGTACAATTTATTAAATTAGTTGAAGGTACTTATAAATTTGAAGTTTGGGGCGCAGAAGGCGGATATAGAAATAGCAATACCTACAGTGGAAAAGGTGGCTATTCTGTTGGTACGATTACCTTATCTGAACCTAAGATTGTATATATATATGTAGGTGGTTCAGGAAATTCTGGAACACAAAGTGGTTCAATTTATGCTGGTGGTTTTAATGGTGGAGGCTATCGTTATGCATGTCCCGGTGGTGGTGGAGGTACAGACATACGTTTGGGTCAAGATTCACTTTACGCAAGAATAATCGTAGCCGGTGGTGGTGGTTCTGATGGTGCAATGAGTAAAAAGGGTATGTATGGCGGCGGCACAGTTGGAGGAAGTTCTACTGAAAGTTTTACAGCATACAGCGATTATTGCGGGAAAGGTGGTAACACTACATATTCTGGATATAGTAGTACTTATACTATTACAGAGCAGGCTACCTCTGGATTAACTTCAGATAATACTGCATATTATTGCGGAGGCTTTGGATTTGGCGGCGGTGGTGTATGTGTAAATAGTGGTTATGGTGGAGCCGGTGGCGGTGGATGGTACGGTGGTTCTGGTACTGTACCTGATGGTAGTGGCGATGACGACCGTGGCGGCGGTGGTGGCTCTGGTTATGTGTATACTAGTTCAACTGCCTCTAATTATCCATCTGGCTGTTTATTAAATAGTAATTATTATTTAACTAGTGCGGGAACTATTGATGGAAATACTTCAATGCCATCCACTTCTGGTGGTACTGAGACGGGACATCAGGGTAATGGATATGCAAGAATTACTGCAATTGAAATAACAGGTGATACTTCTGGAGATAGTGGAATTAAACTTCAGAAAGGAGATATTATTAATTGTGGTTATAAAGGAAAAGGGGAAAATATTAGCTTGCCTGCGGGACAATATCAATTAGAATGTTGGGGTGCGCAAGGTGGAGACTATAGTACCACAATTTTTGGTGGAAAAGGTGGTTATTCAGAAGGGGTTTTAACCTTAATAGAACCAACTTCTGTATACGTATATACCGGTGGACAAGGTGAAAAAATAACTGCTGCAAGTCGTGCTACTGGTGGAGGTTTTAATGGTGGTGGTAATGCCTATACTACTAATTTTTTAACTTGTGGTGGTGGTGGAGCATCTGATATACGAATCGGTGATTCTTCGTTCTATACTCGTGTTATAACTGCTGGAGGTGGCGGTGGTGCAGGTAGATTTGTCACAGGAGGCTATGGTGGTGGTTTAACTGGTGAGGATGCGCATGATTATTCTTCAAATTATTTGGGTGGTAATGGAGGTACGCAAACTGCCGCAGGAACTTCTTATTATGGAACTACTGCCGATTCAACATCTTATTTTAATATAGCTGATTTCGGTAATGGCGGCTCTGCTAAAACTGGTGGTTATGTTGCTGGTGGTGGAGGCGGCTGGTATGGCGGTGGAGGTTCTAGAAACTCTGGTGGTGGAGGAGGGTCTGGTTATGTGTATACGGAATCTACCGCAAGTAATTATCCGTCTGGTTGTTTACTTACTTCTGACTATTATTTAACTGATGCATCTACTACAGGCGGTAATCAACCAATTACTGAACCTGATGGAACAACTGCCACAGGACATAGCGGCAATGGATATATACGTATTACTGTTTTAGAAGTTAGTGGTGGTATTAATGGAAAAGTTAATATAGGTGGAACTTGGAATAACATAAGTAATATGTATGTGAAAGTAAATAATGTATGGAATAGTGTGACGGGAGCATATATAAAGAAAAATGGAGCGTGGTTACCCGTATAGGTGGTGGCGCAGAAATAAAAGTAACTTATGAACTTTAATATATAAATTGAGATGCTTCGGCATCTCTTTTTTTATAGGAAATAATCAATTTTTTTACTTATAAATTGTAAGTAGGCTTTACGTTTAGGGCGGCCGGTCTATATGACTCTCACACACCTCTGTCCATGTGCATACAATGGTCACTGGCCGCCTTAAACGTAAAACCTACTATAAAATTTGATTTTAAGTCACATTTGTGATATAATATACAATAGAGATAAAATAATTTTAGGAGATATAATGAAATGGCACTAACGGCAAGTGAATTTGTTGCTTTAAAAGCGAAGATAAAAGCAGAAATGGCAAGGAGAAACGGTTACGGTTCACTTGCCGATTATGCAGGTAGCGACTATGATTTTACAACAGTACCAGCCGCAGGACAACCTATATTGACAGAACAGGGACAAAAGGTTGTTGATTTAGCTTTAGCTGTAACAGATATACCTGGATTGACTAGAGTTAGAAAAGGGGATAGAATACCTGATAAGTTAGATGATTTGGAGGGTATTATTGACGACTGGGCCGCAGAACCTATAGATGGAAACTCAAGTTCATGTAGGGGAGTCTGTACGGGATTGTGTACGACAGGTTGTGCGAGTAATTGTAGTGGAACCTGTGGCGATTCATGCACAGGTTGTGGAACCAGCTGTAGCGGACAATGTGGTGGAGATTGCGCAGGTAGCTGTAGTACAACTTGTACAGGATGCTCGGGAAATTGCTCGGTAAGTTGTGGTGGAAGCTGTAGTGAGACCTGTGGAAGTTCATGCAGCGGTAAATGCTACACGAGTTGTAGCGGCTGTCAAGGTGGATGTAGTGGTGGTTGTGGGAATCAGTGTGATAGTTGTGCTGGATGTACTGGATGCAGCGGTTGTAGTAGTTGTAGTTCTAGTTGTACCTCTGGTTGTAGTGCAACTTGTGGAAGTGGTTGTACGGGGTCCTGTTATCAAAGTTGTTCGGGTGGTTGTGGAACAGGTTGTTCTGGAGAGTGTGTAACAGGTGCTACTGGCTGTTCTAGTGGATGTAAGAGTCATTGCAAAGGTGGTTGTTCTAATAAATGTACTGGTAGTTGTAGTAATTGTTCTGGCTGTTCTAGTGGATGTACTTCAAGTTGTGGTGGGTGTTCAGGTTGTAGCGGTTGTGGTAGTGGATGTAGCAATAGTTGTAACGGATGCTCTGGATGTGCTTCAGAGTGTGATTCTGGTTGTACTGGTTGTTCTGGTTGTTCTGGTTGTACTGGTACTTGTGGTAATGCTTGCCAGGGTTGCGGCTCTACTTGCGGCACAGCTTGCACTGGTTGTACGGGTTGTTCAAATTGTTCAAGTTGTTATTCAACTTGTTCATCAACCTGCCGTGGCTGCTCTGGCTATTGCGGTTCTAATTGTACTGCTGACTGTTCAGAGCAATGTGCAATTGGCTGCGGCTCATCGTGCGTTGGCGGTTGCGCCGTAGGGTGTGAAAATACGTGTCAGACAACCTGTTCTGGTGATTGCGCGACGTCATGCTCAACTCAATGCTATGGTACATGTTCTGTCTCAGCAAGTTGGTCTTAACGAATTTTAACTTTTGGCATCACTCTCTGTACGTAGACTACAACGGGCGTCTTTTATGTTGAAATTTGACTTTTTGGTATAGATATGATATAATTATAATATAAGGTATTTTAGGAGAATTTAGTTATGGCTTTAACAGCAAGTGAGTTTAACGAATTAAAAGCGAAAGTAAAAAAAGAGATGCAGCGTCGTAAATATGCTGGCTCTTTATACCAATATGGTACTAAGGATTATGATTTTTTAGAAATTCCTGCCAAAGATACGCCTCACTTGGCTGAACAGGGACAAAAAGTCATTGACTTAGCTTTAAAAATTGAAGATATAGATGGATTGGCTAACGTTCATCAAGGTGACATATTACCGAAAGCATTGGAGAAACTTTCTGATAAAGTAGACCAGTGGAGTAAAGAATCTATATATGGGAATACCTCGTGTAGAGGTGCTTGTACGGGATTATGTACGGGATGCGCCGGCTGCAGTGGATGCGGAAGTAGTTGCTCAGGTAATTGTGGTGGAGATTGTAGAAGTGGATGTAGTGGGTGTACCGATGGTTGTTCAGGTAATTGTAAGGGGTGCTCAGGACAATGTGTAGATGAATGTAGCGGCTGCGGAGGCGGCTGTGAATTTGGGTGTGAAGGGTGTGATGGCGGCTGCAGTTCTCGTTGCTCTGGATGTGTATCTTGTACTGGTGGCTGTTCCGTAATGTGCGGTAATTACTGCGGAAATGGATGCACTACAACTTGTACAAGTTGTACCGGTGTTTGTGCAGGAGCCTGTAATGAAGCTTGTGGTGGGGATTGTAAATATGGATGTGGCGAGAATTGCAAAGGGTGTAGTTCTTGTAGCGGTGGATGTGTTACTGGTTGTTCTACTTGTGGCGGTTGTACTAATACTTGTGGTAAATCTGCGTCTGGATGTGGTAGTGCTTGTACTGGCCATTGTGGTTCTAGTTGTAGCGGTGGATGTACAGGAGATTGTAAGAATGGTTGCCAAAATGCTTGTACCACTTGTAGTGGAGAGTGTAGTGGAACATGTGGAAAAAATAATTGTTCTGGCGGATGTTCTCATACTTGTAAAGGTGGATGTTCTGGAGGTTGTGAAGGCCGCTGTGCTAATAGTTGTGTAAATGGTTGTCAAGGATGTACTGGATGCGGTTCATCTTGTGGTAATGTTTGTTCTACTGGATGTAGTAATGGATGTGGGAACGATTGTAAAAATAATTGTGGAAATAATTGCAAAAGCGGTTGTTCTACTTTATGTGCTGGTGCTTGTTCTGATGAGTGTATTGGCGGTTGTTATATGTCGGAATCGGGCGGATGCTCTGGATGCGGTTCACAATGTTTTGGAGGATGTAACGGATGTCGAGGCGGTTGTACCGGTTGTAATACAACATGTTCAAGTTGTGGGAATTCCTGTGTAGGTATGTGCACAGGAGGTTGTGGTGGCGCGTGTAGTGATGATTGCTTAAGTGGTTCAACAAGCAAAAGTTATGCCCCGTGTAGTGGTTGTACTGGTCAATGTAGTAGTTGTACCGGTGGTTGTTCTGGTTGCTCTTCTGATTGTACTGGTTGTAATGCTACCGAAACAGGTCAAAGTGGATGTGCAGGATGTCGCGGGTGTACCGGTGGCTGTGGAGGAGATTGTACTTCTTCATGTTCATCAACTTGTACGATAGGTTGTGGGTACGGATGTTCAAACGCTTGTCGTTCTTCATGTTCATCAAATTGTTATACTGGTTGCCAAAATCAATGCTATGGTACTTGTACAGTAACTGCAACTGCTGTATTACAAACGTTTTAAGGAGGCTTTTAAATGGAATTTAAAATCGGAAATTTTTCACGTTTAATTAAGAGTTTTAACGTATCTTCACGTGCTCAAGGTGAAACTGATATACGTACACAATTAACAATTGATTGTGCAGATATAGATGACGATGTAGAAATTATAACCGAATCTATTCGTCAAGAATTAAAAGATAATGAAATTACAATTTATAATGGAGATGCATATTATACTTTTCCAGATTACGATTTCAATAGTGTTGATAAATACGTATCAGAATCTTCAGGTCGCTTATCAATTACTTTTGTTAAATAAATAAAAATTTTGAGTTAAAAGGAGTAAATTATGGACAACAAAAAGCTTATTATTGATCTTACACAGGAACAGGTAGATTATTTACAGAGACTTGGTAATGAAGTGGACAGTAAGGTATTTTTAATTGACCGTATGTTTGCGAATCACGCGCAGGATACTGATACGGCACTGTTTGATTCTGTACCTTTTAAGCACTATATGAAGGAATATGAAAAGGCGCAGTTTGAATGGGAGCAGGCTAAGATGGAGCTTCAGAAGAATTTCCTTAATGATAAAGTCAAGGAAGCTACTGGACTTGAAAACCCAAAGTATAACTGGCAAATTGACGATTATCTGTCACTTAAATGTGAGGTTACACTGATATGATAAAAAGATTTGAGCAATTTCAGGATATGGTCGGCAGATTATATCCTGAACTGACGCCCAAAGATTCAACAGGAAAAGGTAAGCATGCTATGGCTACTATGGAAGTTACTTTTCAAGTAACCGAAGCTTGCTCATTATGCTGCACCTATTGTTATCAGATAAATAAAACCCCAAAGGTAATGCCGCTGCAGACAGCAAAAGACTTTATTGATAATTTATTTGATGGTAAGTATAAAGGTTATATAAGTGAAGAAGAAAAACCATTTATAGTGCTTGACTTTATAGGTGGTGAACCATTCTTACAGCCTAAACTTATTGAAGATATATGTGATTATTTTGTTGATAAAGCAATTGAACGTCAATCTGGTTGGGCAGAACATTTTATGATTTCTGTTTGTACTAACGGAGTTGCTTGGTTTGAACCGGAAGTTCAACATTTTCTTAATAAGTATAGAAATAAATTGTCTATTTCAGTTACTATTGATGGTAATAAAGAATTACATGATGCGTGTAGAGTCTTCGCAGATGGCCGCGGCTCGTATGATTTAGCGGTGGCGGCCGCGAAAGATTGGATGGACCGTGGCGGTTATATGGGCAGTAAAATTACAATTGCACCTGGTAATTTAGTCTATATGAACGATGCAATTAAGCATATGGTTGATTTAGGCTATCACGAAATAAACGCAAATACGGTTTATGAAAAAGGCTGGACAATAGACCATGCACGTATGTTTTATGTAAAGTTAAAGGAAATTGCTGATTATTTCATTGATAATAATTTAGTAGAAGATTATTACCTATCTTTATTTCCGGAAAATCAAATAGGCAAGCCGAAAGACGAAGAAGACTTAGATACGTGGTGTGGCGGCGTTGGTAATGCAATGCTTGCGATAGACCCAGACGGCAATCTTTATCCATGTCTTCGCTATATGCCAAGTTCGCTCGGTAACGACCAGCCGCCTTTAATATTTGGCACCGTATGGGATGGTATAGGTAAAACTGCTGAACATGCTCAGTGGGTTAAATGTCTTGCTTGTATAACTCGGCGCACAGAGTCAACAGATGAGTGTTTTTATTGTCCTATTGCAGAAGGTTGTGCTGAATGTTCTGCTTATAATTATCAAGTTAACGGAACACCAGACTCTCGTTGTACGTATATCTGTGATATGCATAAGGCGCGAGTGCTTGCTAATTCTTATTTTTGGAATAAATGGTATAGAAAAATTGATAGTGATAAACGGTTTAAGTTATATATTCCCGAAGATTGGGCGTTAGAAATTATAGATAAAGACGAATTTGAAATGTTGAAAAAATTGGCAGAGGATTAACTCTGAACAACTGAATAATAGAGTGTACTCTTATAAAATCTACTTAATAATAGTAATTAAGTAGATTTTTTTATTGTGAGGAGTAAAAGGATATGAAAGGAGATTTTGTAGGTTTTAGTTTTAACGGTTTCCATTCACAAGACCTAGGAATTATAAGAGTGAGTGGTGGTGACCGTTATAAAGACGGGTTGGCTCCTGAGATAGAAGATTATACAAATACTGTTCCTGGTCATGATGGCTTATATTTTTATGGAAGTGATTTTAAAGAACGAAAATTTTCTATAGATATAGCTTATGACCATTTAACAGATATACAGTTGCGCATGCTACGTAGAGTCTTCAGTTATAAGGGAGTGGCGCGTCTTATTTTTGATGAGTTTCCTTACAAATATTATTTGGTTAAGGTGGCTTCGGCGCCGGAACTTGAATATATTTGTTTTGATGAACAGAAACGTACGATTGGAGAAACACAACCGGGCGCTGGCTTAAGAGTTATTTCACGAGAAACAACAGATACTGGAGTGCCAATTCCAACAGAAACAAGTGCTGTTATAGGTGAAGGTATTATTGATAGTTCAACCGTAGCTGATACACAAAAGACAACTACAGTAACTCGTGAAGATATAACGCCATATGTATACCATGATACAACTGAACGTATTTATAAAGGTGAAGGTAGTTTAGAGTTTGTAGCTTATTATCCTTATGCAAAAGGTTTATATACTACAATTGACGAGTATACTGAAGCAATAGGTGATGATACTGGTTGGAGCAACGTAAACGACTGGGCCGCATCAAGTGGATTACTTACGCAAGAAGAATACGATTATATGAGATATAATCAAGTAATTATAGGAGAGTGATAGTTATGGCTAATTATGATTATTCTACTTTATTAGAATCTTTACAAAGTCTTATGGTCACGGCTATTATTCCAGTATATAATGGCGGAGATAAAGAAACAGGATTTAAATTAGTTATGCCATTAGCTCAAAGTCAAAGTCAAAGCCAAAGTTCGGGGTTATTAAAAAAAGAAGCAGCTACTCCAACTTATACCTTTGGCTTATGGTTACCTGTTAATGAAGATGAAGTTGGCTTAACAATAACCGACCTTGAATTAGAAAATCAAGACACAGGAATACTAATTGATACAAACGCTTGCTTAATTCAAGGCATAACTTTTAATAATAATACCTATACTACAACTGGTACAGTATATAATAACTATATTTCAGGTGGTGACTTCTTTAAAATCGTGCCACAAACAGACTGGTTATTAACTACATTAGGTATGCAAGGTGTTCCACAAATATTATGTTTAATAGACCCAGAACAATCTATGGATTTTAGTGGTGTATCTATTTCATACGATACTTTATATATTTAGGAGGCAAAGGAGAAATGGCAGATATGTTATTGAAGCCATATGAATTATCCGTTTGGGAAGAGGAATTAGACAAAAGCGGAGAATATTATAAGGAAAATAAAATAGCTGTAATTGCTTCTAGTACTCTAGATACGCCAGAAGCCGCGCACAGCTTAGTTCTTCATAAGAATGTGAATGGAGAAACAACACTTACTTTTTCTATTCAATATAGATATTTTGACCCTATGTCAGAAGAAATGGTAGTTAATCCATTTGCTCAATATCTTGTAAATGAAAGAAAAGTTAAATTAAAATACGATGACCAATGGTATGATTTTATAATTCGTAATCATGTAGAGACAACTGATGGAATGACTTGGAACATTACAGCTGAAGATGCTTTTGTTTTGGAGTTGTCAAAGAATGGTTACTCTGTTGAATTAAATACTGAATTAAATAATAATTTAGGTACAGCGGCTGAGCTTGCAGAAGAAGTTTTAAAAGGCACAGATTGGAAAGTTAGGTCTGATACATTAATTCAACTCATTGAAGAGCCGTTATGGACGGTGACTACCACGGCCGCCTTCAACGCAAAACAAATAAGTGGAGACGACGCTGGAGAAACAGTTTCAATTGGTAACGACGGTTCAGAAACACTGTATGTGTTTTATAGCTATATAATTAATCGTGAAGAAAAATTCTTACAATTTATTAGAGAAAGTGACAGAGATAAATTTACTTTTGATGATAATGGAGTGATTACAGCTCCAAATTATCGTTTAGAACAAGATGTATCTTATAATAATCAACAAGGAATAGCAACACAAATTTTATTAAATGGTAGTCCTATTATGAATATAGGACCGATTTATACAGAACACCATGGTTATAGATTGGTTTATAATCAACTAGTTAAATATGACCCTGTTGCTAGTAAATTAGTTGATTTATATCATGTAGATTATGATGATGGAGAACGTCAAGAAATTTATCATTATAATAATTATGATTATACTACTTCTAATGTAGTAATGTCATATATTACAAATGGTGATAATTTTAGTGTTTATGAAAACGGTTCATTACAAGGATGGGAAAGTAGTGTTACTGATAACGAACAATTAATTCCATTAAATTTAACTACTTATCCAAAAGTTGATCAAAACGTAAAATTATCTACATTAACTAATTATGCTCAAATTAGAGGATTTTTAGAAACTAAATTTAATGGTAAGTTAGTTCAGCCTACAGGTGATGCGAGTTACAAAAATGCTATTTTCAATAGTGGTATTGAAGATAATGCCCAATTAGTAAAATATATAGGACGTGGACAGGATTACGTATTAAGATTACGTTATGGATATTCTACTGAACAAAATGGTACGTTGATTCCAGCAACTGCAAGTAATGGTTTACGAGCAATGGTTGCTAAATATAATACTGTTGAGTTTACTGCGGCTGATGGTAATACTTATTGGTTAAAAGAAATTGATAAGTTTGGTGTAATTCTTGATTTTACTGGTGGTTTTACAGAACAAAATAATTATATTAATACAGGCACTTTTAATCAAGACCACACAGCATATTATATTAATGGAGTAGCTTGCGAACCTTCAACACAGTATTGCTATCAAGAAGAAGGTACTACTACGTCATATATTTGGGATGCTGAACATCGCGAGTATGTATTAAAAGACGGTTCCGCGCCAGCTGCACAAAGTTTTCTTAACTATTATTATACGGTAGGTAAGGCTACTAAATCAATTTCTAATAAGGAATTATCTGACCCTACTACAAAAATTGGTATTTTCTTATATATTGATGATGATAATTTAGTAGATAAATATATTTATTTAGAAGACGTACAGTTAACACCGTATCTTACCGATGCTAATAACAATATTGTAACAATAGGTAATATTCCTACAGCGGCGGTGTCAACTTCTGATTGTTTCTATTTAAAACCAAAAGAAAACGCAGATACGGCAGATTTAGAAATCTTCAATTCTAAGGCTGACTTAGCACGGAACTTAGGAATTTCGGAAGATTTAATTCAGCCAACTTATAATGAAGCATCAGAAAAGATTTTAACTGTTGAAGAATCTCATTCAAATTGTTTTAATATATTACAAACAATAGCTGAAACATTTGAATGTTGGGTGCGGCTAGAGGCTGAACATGACGACAAGGGCGCGCTTATATTAGATGACAATCATAAACCGCAGAAATATGTTGTTTTAAACGAGTTTGCGGGAAAAGAGAATTTTGCAGGTTTTAAATATGGTATTAACTTGCAGTCTATTGAACGTACAATTGATAGTGCAGAAGTAGTTACTAAATTAATTGTTGACCCTATTCAAAGTGAATATGTAGATAACGGCATTGTTACTATACAAGATGCAGACGCAAACCCCAGTGGTGAATCATATATTTTAAACTTAGATTATTTCTGCAAACAAGGGCTGATTAAAAATCAAGAAGATTGTATTAATGATTTATCTAATTTCTATGCACAAATAAAAGCGCAGAATATTCTTTTAAACGAAGAAGAACAAAAACGTATTAATTTAGAGGCCGCACTTGTTGAAATAAATAGTAGACGTAATGTATACGTTAATTTAATAGATGAAGCAAAAGAAGATTATAATAAGACACTGGTAGAATTCCAAGAAGCTACTGGTATGTCATATGATGACTATGTTCAAAATGCTGAAAGTATAGCTATTGAATCTGGTGACCCAACTGACGTAACTTCTTGGCTTAAAATAGATACAATTGTAGAATTAGTAACTAAGATTTATCAAGACGCAGTAATAGTTAATAACTATAGTGGTTTAGCTTATAACTTAGAATCAGAATATAAAAAGTTACGTACACAATGCTATGGTACAGAAGATTATGGTTTGACAATTAGTAGAACAAGAGCAGATGTACCAAGTATAGCTGGAACGTGGGTTGAAAACGTAACAGTTAATTTAAGTGATTATGTAGTACCTTTTGTTTGTGCTTTTTATACTGCCAATGATACCCAACGTGAGATACACGTAGCTTCTCTTAATGAAAAGAATTTTGAAATAACAACCGATATGCCAGGTGGTGCACCATGTACAAAAGTTAAAATCTTTAATATACCACCTGATTATCAATTAAAATATGGTGATCAACTTATACCATCAAGTCAAATCACTGAAAATACACCGGTTGTAATAGATTTAGATATTGGTAGTTTTAAAAATTATAAATTAGTTCCTGTTGTAGAACAACAGGGATGTGTTGATAGGATTAAAGAATTAGAAGAACAAAAAAAGGATATTGAATCTGATTTTTATTCTAAATATAGTCGTTTTATTCAAGAGGGACAATGGAGTTCACAAGATTATATAGATTCTAATTTATATTACCTTGATGCTTTACAGGTCAGCCGCAATTACGCGGAGCCACAAGTCAGTTATTCTATCAATGTTGTAGATGTAAGCGAATTAGAAGATTTACAAAATTACGTATTTGAAATTGGAGATAAAACCTACATAGAAGATACTGAGTTCTTTGGTTGGATTAAGAATGAAAATGGTATTGTAAAGCCAGCAAAAGAAGAAGTAATAATATCAGAACTTGAATGGCATTTAGATAATCCTGTTGATAATATAATTACAGTACAAAATTATCGTACTGAATTTAAAGATTTATTCCAGAGATTAAACGCTACTGTTCAAACGGTGCAGTATAATGAAAATTCTTATGCAAAAACTACCTCAATATTAAATGCGGGCGGTACAATTAATCAACAGTTACTTTTATCTTCATTAAATAACATTAGTGGAAGAGAATACAATTTAACTAGTGATGGTACAATTATTACCGATAGTGAAGGAATTTTAATTCGTGATTTAACTAATCCTCAAAATTTAATGAGGTTGAGTAGTGGTGGATTAAAAATTTCTAATGACGCTGGCGCGACTTGGAGAACTGCGGTTGATGGACAAGGTATTAATATTGGTACTGTTTATACTGGTGTATTAAATACTCAACAAATATTAATTCAAGACGGTAATGCGCCGAGCTTCAGATGGGATAAGTCAGGATTGAGTGCTTTTAAACAGAACGAAAATCCAGCTGAAGGTGAGCCAGATTATGATTTAAGAAAATATGTAAGACTTGACCAATATGGCTTGTATGGAGTTGATGGTTCTACTAGTGCTGATTACACAATGCGCAGTTTACAAGACGTAAAAAATAAAGCACAATTTGGTTTAACTTGGGACGGTTTCTTTATTAAAAGTTCTTATACCAACGGTTATGTATCAATTTCTTCTAATAATGATTTCCAGGTTATGCGAACTGAAGGCACTGGTGATCAAAAGAGAGAATATGAGCGAATCAAAATTGGTGCTTTAGAGTGGATGATTAAGACCACAGACCAACAGGTAGATGACACAAAAACCTACTATAAAATTGAGGGTGGAAATTATGTTGTAGTTAGCTCCCCAGTAGATAGTGAGTTAGGTCAGTATTATGAAAAAACTACAACTCCTCAAGCAGATACAGAACCAACATTATACGGAATTAGAATTAAGAATGATGCTGGCGAAGAAGTAATGAAAACCGATAGTGAGGGTAACTTACGTATAGTCGGTACAATTGACGCTTTGGCTGCTAATTTCAGTCAAATGGTTACAGTTGGTAAGAATGATACTAGTACACCTAACTGGATTGAAATTGACGGTGTTAATTCGTTGATTCAAACTTCAGATTATAATAGTGGCGGCCGCGGCTGGATGATTAATAAAGACGGTGATGCGGTATTTAATAATATAGTAGCGCGTGGGTCAATTAAAACAGCCGTATTTGAATACGCAGAGATACAAGCGGTTGGTGGAGTTTTCTTATTTAGGCCATCAAGCACTATACGGTCGGCCGCAGTAGACGGACAAAATTTAATAGTCACTGTTGAAAAACCGGCTTTATTTAATAATGGTGATTGGTGCAAGGTAAGTAATTATACAACTGATGGTAGTGAGCCAGACCCTACTTCACAAATTACAAACAATGGATTAACTCATGTTTATCAAATTAGCCGCACAGCTGGCAATAATAATATCACTTTGATAGGTGCTGCGGCAATGGTTGATGAAACAAATGGTGTTACTTCGTTACAAGAATTAGAAGGCGGCGCACTCGTAAATATGGGTGATACTAATCAAAATTCTAATTATGGGATTGGAATTAATAGTTCTGATAATACTGTTAATTTACCAGCTCGTTCTATTAGTTTGTTTGAAACTACAATTAATACTGACCCGCAAAGCACTATTAAAGTTACTTATGATTATAAAGATGTTTTAGGCACGTTGCCTGAACTAGACCATAGAACAAGTGAACAAGATACTTCTTCCCATAAGGTTAGCTATTTATATCATCAATATTTTGAAGGAACACAAGGCTTATATACAGATAATATGTATATAGGTAATGATGAGTATTATTTAGCTTATTATACTACTAATAATAATGTAAAGCATTTAAGAATAGAAGCTGGTAACTTAAAAGTTAATGATACTGGTGCTTATATTAATGGTACGGTAGAAGCTAAAACTGGTAAGATTGGTGAGTTCATTTTAGATAATCCAGGTAGTACTGGTTATGCTAATAGATTATATACTACAGGTTATTTACCTTTTAATAATATAAGTAGTAATTATTATAATAATACTTCTACTACTTTAAATGGTATTTATATTAGTACCTCTACTCCAATGGTAGATTTGACACCTGAAGGTAACTATTTCGCAAAAGAAAACTTCTACGATGCTTCAGATAATATTCATACAACTGATACAAATGTATATCCTAAAGGAGATACAGCTTTAGAAAATGATTGGTTATATTCATATGATTTAACCTCTGAAGAATATACGGTAATAACTCCATCTGGTGGGATTGGTTATGAAATTCAAGAAGCTTGGCGTGTTAATGGTGATATAGTTTATCCGAAAGGTACGGTATTTAAATGGGTTTCTACTGATAACAGCTATGTAAAACTTGACCATGTAGTTAAACATGGAATTATTCCACAGAATCTAAATTCATATGGTGTAATTGCTGGTGGTAATCTTACACAAATGAATTTAACTAAGAAGGAAATTGAATCTGACATTACTGAGGGCGGTTACGCGCCGGCCTGGTATTTTAGAAGTGATGGCGAAGCTCGTATTGGTAGTATTCGCTTATCTAATACGGGTGAGATTTCAATGCCTACACTTTCTTCCATGACAGTAGATTTAGGAGTTATGGAAAGTGGTGTTATTAAACATGACCCTGTTGGTTATGAAAATGGACTGTGGTTATCTGCTGCGGAGAATATTAAAGCAGAGTATGTTAAAAATCCGCCCGACAGTACAATAGATTATGAACATCAATATGAAAATGATGAAGGTATTCGTATTGGCGATTCAATTTATCGTAATGATTGGAGATTAATTTTAAGTAATCAGTTTGGTATTACTAAAGAAGGACAGCTATATGCTGCAGACGCAAGTATTCAAAACTTGGCTCTTAATAAAGATATGAAAGTAATGCTTACAACTGATACTTTAAATGTTGCAACTATTGAAACCGTTGCAACAGATACGTTCTCTGATCAAAATTGTTGGGAAGGTACTTTTAATTACAATCAGCAAATTACTAATAATAGTATTAAAGTTACATTGGTTGATAGTGGTGATGGAAGAAATTACGTTTTAGGTAGACGAATTGAAAATGAAACAATACCAGTTTATACAACTTTTGTTAATACTAAGAGTATTATAACGACAGGTCAAGATAGTGACTATGTAGGAGAAATAGGTTTAGGTGATGACGGTAGCGCCATAGGTTTTGTTCCGATTAATGTTACTTTTGATGGGAATACAGAGAATTATGGCCCGATACTTTTAAGTAATAATCAATATAACTATGGTGCTCCAATGACTAGTGCGGTAGATGCCACACCTCTTGTATTTGACTGGACAGTCGCGCCATTTGCTATATTAGTTGCAACAGATGGAACTATGTTCTTGCATACCCCTGCGGCCGGTACATATAGTATTAAAATAGAGGCGCCGCAACGTACGTATATGAATGATACAATTACTACGATTGAGCAAAAATTTTACACAGATTTCTTAAATCAGACAAATGTATATACTTATAGTTATTCAAATCCTAGTCGTAATTATGGGTCTGTTTATACAAATAAAGTTTTAAATAGCGATAAAATTCGGGTAACATTTGAGGGACAAACTTATGAATGTACAAAGCAAGCTTTAAGCAGTCTTTACTACTACGGAGCGCCGATGAATTATAATAATAACACTCCATATGTATATGATTGGACTACTTATCCATTCGCGCTTCTTATACGTAATAACTATATTTATGTATATACTCAAAGTAGTTATAAATATTATTCAGTTAAAGTTGAAACAATTACTACTTATGGTTTGCTTGAAGATTATACTACTCAATATGATAGATTAAGTTCAGAGACTTTGAAAGTTACTTTTAATGGCACGGATTATAATTGTAGGTTAATGTCTACTACTGAAGCAGGTACTACTTATGGAGATACAACTTTTACAGAAATGCCATTTTATATAATTTCAAAGCAAAATCAAGTATCAATATATACCAAACTTGCTGGTACTTATACTATGAAAGTTCAAACACCTACAGATTCATATGTAACTAAAACATATCAAAATTATGTATATGGTGCCACTTATGAAACTGATCCTTCTACAGGTTTGATAGTATATCATTGGACTGAATGTCCATTCTTTATTAGGTCTAATTATCAAGGAGTTAATAAAATTTATACTGAAAGGTCAACCTCTCACACATATAGGGTTGAAGTATTAGTTCCAGACCCAGACGAAGATGATGACCAATCGTTTATTGAAACAATTAGACGATTAGAATGGGACGATTGTTTAGAAACCGACGAACAAATTCTTAAAAACGTAACATACATTAGAACATATTTAATATTAAAACCATATCTTAAACGTGTAATCCGTTGGGGTTAAAATAGTTTTAAACGTATACTGCGGCCGTGTGACAAAAATAACGAACCGCCGCAGTGTACGTATAATATATAGTTTAATTTTTATGGAGGTAATAATCAATGGAAGAAATTATGAATAAGCTTCTTGGAATGGACTTTCAAACACGTAGACGTACAGTAGAAGCTGTAGTCCTCTACATATTTACAGCTCTTGCTACTTTCAACATCGGACCAGTTCTTAACGATGCACAGCAAGACGTAATTGTAAAGTTGGTATTCCTTATCGTTAATGCGTTCGTTCTCTTCTATGAATCGCACTATAAGAACAACGACCACACCGCAATTGCTGCAGAGCATACTGGTGAAATGAGACAGGAAAAGGCAGAACAGGACCCAGACTACGAAGGAGAACGCTTTTATACAGTTGAAACTGACGCAGATATTGATGAGTTAGAAACACTTGATGAAGATATTGTAGAAGTAGAAGAAGAGGAAGGAGAACAAGATGAATAAGACAGTTTATAGCCAGTTAGATACACGCTGGTCAAAACTACCTTATCCTAATAAGACTTATACGATTGGTACTTCTGGCTGTGGTTGTGTATCTGTAACACATTTATTAATTGAGACCTATAAGTATAGGAATTATACACCAAAAACTGTGCAGCCGTACATGAAACAATTTTCAGTGCCGGCGCAAGGTACAACTCATGCAGGTATTAAAACAGCTTTAGAACATTATGGTTTTAAAGCTACACAGCATGCCACAATGAGCAGTTTATTTGATGCCTTTAAAGACCGCAAATATAAGATGGGTATCCTTCTATTTATTGGAGGTACTCGCGGCGGTGTAACTTGGACATCAGGTGGACACTATGTAGCTTTCACAGGTTATAAAATTGTAAACGGAAAACATTACTTTTATACAAAAGATTCTGGTGGCCGCAAACATACAGGTTGGTATTGCTATGAAACTCAAATGAAAGGATTAGTATATAAGGTATGGTCAGCTGTACCAGCAGCTAAACTTATGAACAAAGGTACTTATACAATTAAGTTCAAAGGACGTGGCGGCGCTGGTGAAATGGCTTCTATTAAAGTAGCTGTTGGTGCAAAAGTTACGCTTCCGAAGAATAAGTTTAAGCGTACTGATTATAAGTTTGCAGGTTGGTCAGTTGGCAAGTCT